ATACTATGGACTCTTGGAACTTGGTGAGAAGTATGGAGTTTTCACTCGTAAAGGCAACCGCATTGTTGTCGGCGATAGCTCCGTTTATCCTTCTGCTATTCTTAAAGATCCCGAAAAATACTTCACGTCCGAAGTGATGGAGAAGATTGATTGGGCTGCTAGTCAAGAGTACAAATATGGTACGGAGAAAAACTAATGTTTACAGGAATAACACCACCATCTCTTGATATTGAGGACTATAAGACCACACCTAAGGGTAAGGGTCAGTCTGACGTAAAGGTACTCTTTCCTTCTCTTGTTTTTGAACAGAAGATTGAAGGGTATGCTGGTTTAGAGGATGAAATTGTTGGATATTGCTATGGTGAGAGAGGTAGAGATCCCGAAGGATCCATACAATCTAATGTTAATGGTTGGCAGTCCAATTCTGATTATCATTTAAAGGAATCTACTCTATTAGAAGCCCTTTCAAGAGGACTAGGTTCTATTGGTGGTTTCCGAGAAGGATATGGTTTGAGATTATTATCCATGTGGATTAATATTAATCCTACAGGAGCATTCAATAACCCACATGTCCATCCAGGGTGTGATTTTGGTGGAGTTCTATGGATAAAGACTTCACCTGAGTGTGGTAAGATAGAGTTTGAGAATCCCCATTACTTCTCACATCCTAATGTACATGGATATTCCAATGAAATGATAGAAGGTGCAGAATTATTCCCTGCATATGATTTCGTTCCCCGTGTTGGTGAACTGTTGTTGTTCCCTTCTTACCTACGTCATGGTGTACATGTCAATAGGTCTGAAGAGGATAGGATATCATGCTCATTTAATGCTGTTGTTGAGAAAGTATGAGAGACGATCTATTTGCAGTACCTATTAGGAAGTATCATATTGATAACAATGATATATTTCTAGAGGAAACTAAGAAGGCATACTCAAAGAGTAAGTTTGAAGTACCTTCTCCTTTTATTATTGGATTGGATCAGATTCCACCAGAGTGTTCACAAAAATATGGTGAACTTTTAGAAGAATTTATGACAGATCTTGGTGTTTATGACACCCATAACGCTGTCATTACAAGTTTTATATTAAAGGTGTTAGAGCAAGGTGAGAGTGTTGATAGAATGGACACCTTACCAAGTCACTATACACTTGTTCACTATGTTGATTGTGGTTCTGAGGACACCTCAGATACTTTTCATCATCCAGCAAGGATGATGCTTAATGCGTTTAGACCTGCAGCTGTTGACGAATGGCAAGATGCTGCTGGACTTTACATAAACAAGGGGGATGTTATAATACATCCATCCTTCATGGAGCACAGTTCTCCTACGAAGAAAGGATCTGGTCAAAGGGTCACCCTCACACTTACAATCGTACTACAACAACGTAATGAACAAGGTAGAAACACTGATATTAAAGAACCTGCTGCTTGATGAGCAGTATGTTCGTAAGACTCTACCGTTTATAAAGGCAGAGTATTTTGCTGACTTCCTTCAACAGAGATTGTATGAGGTAATAAGTAAATATTTCACTGAATATAATGCTATGCCTACCAAAGAGGCATTGGAGATTGAGGTTGAAAGTCTGGAAGGTATTTCAGATGATCAGCATAGTAGTGTTGTACAGGTAATAAGAAGTCTTGACAATGAGAAGTCTGATTCTGATTGGATATTAGACACCACTGAGAAATGGTGTAAGGAACGTGCTATATACCTTGCTCTCATGGAGAGTATAAAGATAGCTGAGGGCAACGATGATAAGAAAGCTCCCAGTTCTATACCAACTATCCTATCTGATGCTTTAGCAGTCAGTTTCGATAACAATATCGGACATGATTATCTACAAGACTACGAGGAGAGATACAACTTCTACCATACCACTGAGGAAAAGATACCTTTCGATCTGGAATTCTTCAACAAGATCACAAAAGGTGGACTACCTAATAAAACTCTCAACATTGCTCTTGCAGGTACTGGTGTGGGTAAGTCTTTGTTTATGTGCCATGTTGCTAGTGGTGCTTTGCTCCAGAATAAGAACGTATTGTATGTCACTTTGGAGATGGCTGAAGAGAGGATTGCGGAACGTATTGATGAAAATCTTTTAAACCTTGATAATGAATCTCTTAACCAGTTACCTAAGATGATGTATGAAACTAAGGTACAGAAGCTTGCTGCTAAGACACAAGGTAAATTGATTATTAAGGAGTATCCTACAGCATCAGCACATGCAGGACACTTTAGAGCACTTCTTAATGAGTTAGCATTGAAGAAAGATTTCAGACCTGATATAATATTCATAGACTATCTAAATATATGTGCTTCAAGCAGGTATAGAGCAGGTGGCAATGTCAATTCGTACTCGTATATCAAATCAATTGCGGAAGAGTTGCGTGGTCTTGCGGTTGAAGCGAATGTTCCTATCGTATCCGCTACTCAAACTACTCGCTCTGGCTTTGCTAGTAGTGATGTTGATCTCACTGACACATCTGAGTCCTTTGGTCTTCCTGCTACCGCTGACTTAATGTTTGCTCTTATTTCTACTGAGGAATTAGAACAAATGAATCAGATAATGGTTAAACAGTTAAAGAATAGATACAATGATCCTACTGTTAACAAGAGATTTGTAGTAGGTCTTGACAGATCTAAGATGAGGCTGTATGATGTAGAACAGTCGGCTCAAGATAGTCTCACAGATTCTGGTCAGGATGCTGACATAGACTCAGTTAAAGAGGATCTATCTAAGAAGTTCGCACAGTTAAAAGTATAACTAGACATGACTAAACAACACGTTGATTTTGATAAGTACCTTCATTTCGTGGATGGTGTCACATCCGATTCCAGTAAAGATTTTGTCTATCTTGCTGACCGTTTGGTTGAACTTGACGGAAAGGGTGCCAATATTGAACGTCTTCTTACTAGTGGCGTTGGGATTAACGCTGAAGGTGGTGAGTTCCTTGAGATCATTAAGAAAATGGTATTCCAGGGTAAACCCTGGAACGATGATAACCGAGAGCATCTTATTATTGAGTTGGGTGACGTTATGTGGTATGTGGCACAAGCTTGTATGGCTTTGGACGTATCTTTTGATGAAGTTATAGAGAGGAATGTCAAGAAATTAGAGAGTAGGTATCCAGGTGGTAAGTTCGACGTAACTGATTCAGAAAATCGTGCACCAGGAGACCGCTAGTTACCATCAAGCATTTCCTCTGGTAATATATGAGAAGAAATTACCAGGATTTCTATCAGATATATACAAATCATTTGAAGACCATTCATTTGACAATACTACTGGTAGAATAACAGGTGAACTAGGTGGAAAAGTTTTAGTACACCATGATAAGAGGTTAGAACCTTTCTATCGTGGTGTATCAAGGTGTTTAGATGAGTACCTTGATCAGTTTGCATTCGATAGATCTTTATTTGAGGTTAACATTGTCAAATCTTGGTTCACTATTTGCGATCCTGGACAGAGTGTTCCAGTGCATTATCATTCTTGTTCTCACATCAGCTTTGTTTATTACATTCAAACTCCAGGGGATCCTCTAGTACTACATACTAAGAATCCTAATGAATGGTTTGGTAATGCATTCTCGTTTGTTACAGAGAATAGATTTAACAACGGTGATGGGTATGCTATCACACCTAAACCCGAACATCTGGTTCTATTTCCTAGTCATATTCAACATCATACTACTCCAGACAACAGAGAGCACCAAAGAGTTTCTCTCGTTGGTGATGTCCTTTTAACACTGAAGGAAGGAGTAGTGTCTAAGGAGGCAGGTTTAGTCTCACCTCAGTATTGGAAACAGTTCTAAATACTATGGATAGGTCTGTGTATTAATGGCATATAATCTCGTCGCTGACGATGCTACAACTTTTAGAGAAAACGCTGCAGAAGCAATGCCTAGTGATGATAAGGCTAGGGCATCTGTAATTAGGTTGTGGGCTTGTCTCAGAGAGAAATATGAAGATCAAGTTAATGGTGGTAAGGAAGGATATAAGAATCCAATCGCTCTTCAAAAGGGTACTAAGACAGTTAAACTCTGGAGGGGTTTACAAGGTAAGGTAGCAATCAAGTCATTGAAATCTGAATGTGAGTTAGATAGTAAACTAAAAGTTGAATGGGGTAATGGTAGTAGAGGTAATACAGGTGTCAATAATGCAGGTACTGCATTTGAAATAGAGATGCAAGAGTACTTACTGCATTGGTTGGCAGAAGGTACTGCAAAGAAGGGTGGTCCATATGCTCAACTCTTAGACAGAGTTGTTAAGGAGTATGGTTTGGATGACTGTACTGCTATGGATGTACTATGGGCAGGTCCAGAGAATAAACCTAGACCTATTGCATTAGTGAACGGACATTGGCATGTTGGTAGTGCAAAGCCTGGTGACTATGATATAGGTGAGACTGTTACTGATGTAACTGTTGAATGGCAAGATGAATCTAGTAAAACTCCAGTTCCAATTTACTTTTCATGTAAGACAAGTGGTACTACCACCATGTCTAACCTTGGTATAAAAAGATGTTGTTTCATACCAGCAGAACTGGCTGATAGAAATATAACAACAGATGCAGGTAAAGCATTACTTAGAACTTTTGGATTGGATATGGTTAAAACCTGTGAGGTTTTTATAGATGCACATGCTACCTTTGCTGGTAAGGATTCTCCAAGTAAAGAAGAGAGGATGATTCCTAGGAGAGAAAGTGAGATAACTACATCTGTTGCAGATAAAAATTTATTGGGTGAATTGATCAAAGGTTCTATTGGACATGGATATCATTACTGTCACTTGCATAATAATAAGATCAATAACTTTAATGTTACTAAAAATTTTTGTGATAGTGCTGCAGTTGTAAGTAGTGTCAAGGTTTATTATGGTGGTAAGAGTGGTAGGGGTCAGAGAATTGATATTGAAGTTGTAACACCTGAGATAACCTTTATGTTTAACATCCGTGACACTACGGGTAAAGGTAAAGGTTGGCCAGATAAGTTACAGTCTGGGTATAAGTTCAAAGGTGAGGATGTATTTACCTGTGCTTGGGATGTAGATGAGGATGCTTCTGCTGGAAGTGTTCAAAGATCTTCTAGTGGTAAGAAAGTATCTGGTGGTAAGAAAGTAAAACAGGGTGATCTTCATGGCTGATATAAAACTAAAACACCTTGAGCACCTAGAAGATATGATGCTTGATGATGGTACTGCGGGGTGTAAGGAAGCTGTTAAGTTCATGGAAGAACTCTTACGCATGTTAGGTAAGCAACCTGGTGGTGGTTACGTACAGACTAAATGGGATGGAGCTCCTTCTGTTGTATGTGGTACTGATCCAGCAACAGGATCATTCTTTGTTGGTAATAAGTCTGTCTTTAATAAGGTATCTCCTAAACTTTGCTTTACTCCTGAGGACATTGATGTATATTATGGCAAGCAACCTGGATTAGCAACGAAATTATATGCTGCATTGAAGTACTTTAAACCATTGGGTATTAAGGGTGTAATACAGGGTGATCTAATGTACACCCAAGGTGATAAGAAGAGAGAAGTTATTAATGGAGAGGATCTGGTAACTTTCCGTGCCAATACAATTACATATGGTGTACCAATTAATCAACCTCTTGGTCAAAAGATAGACAACTCTAAGATAGGAGTAGTATTTCATACTCACTATCAGGGATCTGATATTGAAACTATGAGTGCTCAACCAGGAGCACCCATAAAGACATTCACTAACACTCAAGATTGTGCAGTCATTGCTAATGACACACCTATGGATAATATTGAGGTAGATTCAACTACTCTCACTCAGTTTGCTACTGATGTACGGACTATTGAAATGAAGTGCATCAAGGCTGGAGATTTCTTAGATCATTTGGTATCTAATATGGGTACTACTGGTGAGAAGAAGTTTCATATTGCTTCTTACTTGAAGATGTTCTTTAATTCTGAGATTAAAAACCAAAGAATGATTAATGCTGAGAGTACTTTGAAAGAACTTGGTAAGTTCTACCACACAAAGATGATGAAGGAGATCTCTAAGGTTAAGAACCAGGCACCTAAGCGAGAACTTATGTATAAAGGTCTTCAATATATGGAGGACAACTATTCTCAGTTCAAAGCAATGCTTGAATTATATAAAAAGATACAGGAAGCTAAGCAACATGTCCTTGAGGCATTAGATAAATTAGAGTCCTTTAGAACCTATGTTGAATCTCCTACTGGTTATAGGGTTACTAATCCAGAAGGATATGTCCTACACATGGATGGTAAAATGATTAAGATAGTCAACCGACTAGAGTTTTCATACATCAACTTCACACTACCTAAAGACGGATGGAAATAGTAGATTATAAATGTGTCTACTTTACGTTCGGTAGATTCCAACCACCGACGACAGGACACG